CCCTGCGCTTCCGCCTGCTCGACCGCAACGGCGTCCTCATCGTCACCTTCACCCCCATCGAGGGCTACAGTCCCACGGTCAAAGACTACCTCACCGGCGCCCGCACGGTGGAAGCGGTTGACGCCGAGTTGTTGCCTAAGTTCAAGGATGACAAGGGCGAGAAGATCCTCACCGGCTATGACCAAGTGCCGGTTGTCCAGCTTGGCCGCAAGGACCGCCCAATCATTTACTTCCACACCAAGGACAACCCCTGGGCCGGCTGGGAGCGCATGCAGGCCGAGCTACGCAACGAGACCAAAGAGAAGATCCTCTGCCGTGCGTATGGCGTCCCGACCCGCTCAATCAACAACCGCTTCCCCCTCTTCAACGACCGCATCCACGTCATCAAGCACGACTGGATTCCGACCACCGGCACCCGCTACCAGTTCGTTGACCCCTGCTCCGGCCGCAACTGGGCCATGATCTGGGCCATCTTTGACTCAGCCAACCGCTGCTTCATCTACCGCGAGTGGCCGTGCCCTGACGAGTATGTCGAAGGCGTCGGCTATCCCGGCATGTGGGCCGAGCCGGATGGCAAGAAGGCCGATGGTCGCCAAGGCCCCGCGCAGAAGGACTTCGGCTTCGGCCTCGCCCGCTATGTCGAAGAGATCCGCAACGTGGAGAACGGCGAGAAGATATTTGAGCGGTGGATGGACAGCCGCTACGGCAACGCGCAGACCTTGGCCAAGGAGCGCCCGACCACGTTGATCGAGGAGATGAGCGAGCTAGGCATGGACTTCACGGCCACCCCCGGCGACACGATTGATGAAGGCGTGCAGATGATTAACTCATGGCTGCACTACGACCGCGACAAGCCGATCAGCGCGCTCAATCAGCCCAAGCTCTACATCAGCGAGAAGTGCAAGAATGTCATCTACTGCCTCAAGGAATGGACAGGTCAAGACGGCGCCAAGGGTAGCTCAAAAGACTTCCCTGACTTGGTTCGCTACTTGTGCCTTTCCGGCGTCAACAACGTCGAGGGTGACATCCTCATGGCGCGCGGAGGCGGGAGCTACTGATTTATGAAGACAAACAAAGCAGCCATGGCGTGCAACAAACCCAAGCGCACGCCGAGTCACCCAACCAAGTCCCACGTTGTCAAAGCCTGCGGCGATGCCCTGCCGGTCGGCGGCAAACTAATCCGCTTCGGCCAACAAGGCGTCAAGGGCTCGCCGGCCGGCAGCGCGCGCAACAAGTCATTCAAAGCGAGACACGCCAAGAACATTGCCAAGGGCAAGGGCAGCGCCGCGTATTGGGCCGATAAGGTTAAGTGGTGAGCACGAAAGAATACGTCTGGAGTGAAATGACGCGCAAAAATCCACGCCTGCTGGACAACCCGCATTTCACCACGGCCAGCGTCCGCAAGTTCTTCGACGCGGTCTACGAAGCCGGTTGGAATGCTGGCTACAAGTCATCGCAAGCCATGCCCCAAGCCGGTGCCGACCTCTTCACCACCTTCTTCGGGGGAAAGCGATGACCACCCTCGCCCGAAGCCAACCGCCGCCACCAGACAACTGGAAGGTCGCGCCCGGCGGCCACCCGCTATGCCAGGTCTGCGAGAAACCCCTCACCGTCAACTGGCTCCGCGACCCCCAGCTCGGCCCCTGCTGCATGGACTGTGCTCCCCACGTCATCAGCGCGGACAAGCTGCTCTACTTCATGCGAATTGCGCAATAGCTCAAGCCACTTGAACTACTAACCAAAAACTATGCACCTAACAATTAGCACACGCCCTAAACATGTCGTCATGGACATGTATAAAAACCCCGAAGATTTCGACACGTCCGCCGCCCTAGCCTTCTCCCGCGAGCAAGCGCCCGCCGGCGCGCTCGCTATTATGCTGGCCATCCAAGACCGCATTGCCGACGCCTCGCTGCTGGTCAGTTCCATGGCCACCGCCAAAGAGCCCGGTTTTCTGGCCCATGCCGCCGGCCAGCTCAACGCCCTCCAAGAACTCTGGGACGACCTAGAGCAGCGCCGCGCCGAAGCGAGCAAGTTGTCGTAAGTCGTCAACTGTGGCGAATTGCTGCAAAGCATCAACAATGATGCGCAAGGGTGGACGCTTTGCAGGGACTTCACACCGGCGTGAACTAGCCGCAGTCACAAATAGTGGCGCGTTTTTGTAACACAAACAGCGTAAAAATTACGCCATTCCCGCCAAATGTCCCTCCAGAACACTTGCGCATAGACACATAGAACGTGTCATTCTGCATTCCCGAATAGCGAATGTATTTACATTGTAAAACATTTCGCTTGCTGTGTGTGCTGTTGTGTGCTATTAGTAAGCGGAAGTGAGGCTTCATGCCTCGTTCAGCGGTCCTGCGCGCCGTTCCCCAAAATGCGCTGGCGCACCACTTGAGGGGTTTTTCCTTATGGCGACAGACGACAAGACGACCGACACGGTCGCAGCGAAAGCAGACGACGTTGATGTAGTTTCTATGGCTTTGGCCGATCTGGGCATGACGCCCGCACCGGCCCCCGAGCCCGAGGACGAAACGGAGTCTGAGGAAACGATCTCTGACAACACTGACGAAACTGAGGAGTCCGAGGAGAAGTCCGAAGATCCGAGTGAAGATCCCGTCACTGAACCCGAGGACAGCGAGGAGGACGAACCGGCCGATACAGAAGCCGGCGCCGAGGCCCCGAAGGACAAGGTTCAGAAGCGGATCGACAAATTGGTCGCGAAACAACGTGAGTCCGAAGAAAGGGCCACCGCCGTCTCGGCTGAACTGGAGCAACTAAAAGCCGCCAAGGCGGATCTAGAAGCCCAGCTCAACCAGACTAGCCGACCCATCCTCTCCCCGTCCGCCGACAATCCGTTGGCCGATGTTGATGGCGAGGAGGTCTTGGAGCAGCGAGTGCAGAACGCCCAAGCCGTAAGACGCTGGGCCTTGCAGAATAGCGACGGCACCACGATCAAGAAACCGGATGGTTCGGAGCAGTTTATCAGCGGCGACGAGGTGAAAGATTACCTCATCAAAGCCGATGACATCCTCACCGTGCATGCGCCAGCGCGCAGGGCGTGGCTCTCGCAAAGAGCCCCTGCCGTCGAGGCGGCGAAGAACATCTTCCCCGACCTCTTCAAATCCGGCACGGACCTCAACAAAGCCTACCAGGCCACGGTCAAGTCGGCCCCAGAACTGTTGCGCATCCCGCAGCACGAATACTGGATCGGCCTCGCCCTCTACGGAGAGCAAGCCCTCATGGCCTCGCAAAAGGCCAAGGAAGCCAAGGCCGCCGCCGAGAAGAAGGTTTCGTCAAAGAAGTCAGAATCTAAAACCCCATCCGCTGTGAAGCCGGTCAGCACGTCTAAGTCTGCCACCAAAGGCAGCTCCGCTGCAAAAAACCGCATCCTGTCTGGAGATGTTTCAATGGAAGCCATTGAGGCATTCGTCTCCGAAGGACTGCTCTAAACCCGCAATCACTACTTAGAAAAACCACAACACTATGTCCCAAGGACTTGTTCACCCCGCAGTTGGTCTTCGTGAAGACCTGGCTGACGTTATCTCTGTTGTCGATGCCAAAAACACCCCCATTAGCTCCATGGCTAAAAAGGGTGCAGACCTAACCAATGGTTCGGTCTTCTCTTGGCAGGCCGACAGCTACAACGACCCGTCGTTCGACGGCGTCCTCACCAATGCCGATGTCAGCACTTTCGCTGATCCGGCCGCTAACCGCGCCCTCCTTTCCGGCCGCGCCCAGAAGTTCCGCCGTTCCATCAAGGTCGATGACTTTGCCCAGAACGTCGATAACGTCGCTGGCGTTGGTAAGAAGAAGGAAATGGCCCGTGGCGTTTCTCGCTCGTTGGTCGAAATGGCCAGGGACATTGAGAGCGCAATCGCATCCGACAACGACAGCCAAGAGCAGAGCGGCGCTACGCCGTTCAAGACTCGCGGCCTCGGCAAATGGATCACGGATTCGGCTCAGACCGACCTCCCTGTTCCCGCCGCCTATCGGACGCCCGCTGCCAGCCTCAACGCAACCGCCATGTCCTCGCTCACCGAAGCCAACGTGCAGAGCATGCTCCAGTCGATCTACACGGTCACGGGTCAGATCAACACGATGGTCTTGGTTTGCGGACCCGAGCTGAAGCGTAAGTTCACCGAGTTCACCCGCTTCGCCACTGGTTCCGACAGCGCCCAAGAGCTGTCCATCCGCACGTTCACCCAGCCCACAGAGGCCCGGAAGATCACTGCGAAGGTGGATACCTTTGAAGGCGACTTCGGCACGATCAGCCTGTTGCCCTCGCTGTTCAACGCGAAGGACCAGAACGAAGCTACCCAGCTTCGCCGTGGCTACCTGCTTGATCCCAACATGATCGAGCTGCGCTACGGCCGTCGCCCCCGCTTCCAAGAGTTGGAAGACCAGGGCGGTGGACCTCGCGGTCTCATCGACGCCATCTGCGCGCTCGTCTGCTGGAATCCGAAGTCCCTCGGCAAGTTCCACGCGACTTCCTAGTAACACCTAACAAGGAGAAATAAATTACCATGAAAGTCTACGAACTGCCCGCAAACACCAAGGCCGCTGCCGGCTTTACCCACAAGGTCATTCTTGACCACAACGACCTGACTGACGCCGATGACGCCCAGACCATCAACCTCATCCCTGTGGTTGCTGGCACGGCCGTCAAATCCGCCGCCACCCGCCTCGTCAGCGTGTTCGACAGCTCGGACGCTGCGACTATCACCACCACGGTGGAGATTGGTCACAACGACACCACGGCTGACCCGAACGCGTTCATCACCTCGCAAGAGCTGAACCCGAGCGGCACCGAAGTGTTCTACAAGG